GAGTCAAGCAACTTGAAGCGATACGCGTCGTCTTTTCGGCTTGTCAGATGCAAGTCCCCGGTTATGATCGCCCGCATCACTACCTCCTTGAATGAAGATGTTTGGGTCCGTGGCCAGAAAATCGTCGAGAAAATATACCGACAGACATTGAGCAGGAAAATTAGCAATAATTGGAACAGTATATTTAGCGTCAAGCACCACCAATGGTGGCCTCTGGTTCTCGCAGACGATCATCAGGGGAACCTTGCCATACATCGCGGCCTGCTCGCGGCACTTCGCCCACATTGGCAAAAGCACGCCCTTGATCGGGTAGAACAAACTGTCCAATTTCAAGGTCCTGTAACATTTGCATTCGACAAAGAACGTATTGGTGAACCCAAAGCCGGCCGGATCGATGGCACAGATGTCCCCGGCCTGGTTGGCCAAGTCCTTGCCCGCCTTCTTCCTCGACGTGGCCCGGCCACCACTTTGGCTGCTCCGCCAGAACAGCGAGTCATCCGTCCCGCCGGTGACCCAGAGCGACAGCAGCCGGCATATCTTCCGCTCGAAGGCCGACCCCTTGGCCTTGGACGACCGTCCGCCGGGCCTGCGTTTCTTCCTTGTTTTTTTCATCTGAGTTCCTCAATACTTCAACCGGGTCGGGGCGAAATCCGACTCGATCCGCCGCCACACCTTCTGCACCGCGCGAACCACCACGCGGCGGCAGCGGTCATATTCCTTCTTGTCCATCTTCATCACGTCCCGCAAAGACGACCATCGCTTCACCTCCTCGGGGCCGAGGCCGGCCTCGGCCATCGCCTTGACCTCCTGCAGCCACTCGACGCCGGAAATCACATCCTCGATCCCGTAGTCGAACAACAGGGGCATCTCGGCCTCGCGGAAGGGCGGGCCAACCTTGTTCTTCTTCACTTTCGCACGCACTTGGATTCCCACCGGACGGTCAATGCCGCGAACGGTCCGCTTGAGCATCTTAAGCTGGCTGAGCCAGACCACCTGCGACGCATAGAAGTCCAGCGCCCGGCCGCCCGCCCGCGTATGCCGCTCCCCGAACGTGACGCCAATCTTGTCCCGCACCTGCGAGATCACCATCACCGTGATATGCGACTTGGAAATCCCCTGATTCAGCCGCCGGAACAACTGGCTCACTTTTTTCGCCTTCTCAGCCCCATAGGTGCCCTTGTCCATGTCACGCCTCATCTCATCATGGTCGGACAGCGCGTCCAGACTGTCGATGATGTAGAACCCACGCTTGTTCTTCTTGATAAGCGAATCCAGCTCGTTGAAAATATCCTCGACGCAGAAGCAATCGCCGCCATAGTTGAACTTGTCCGCCGGTATCCCGAGACGAGTCATGTAGTCGGCATCGAACGCGGCCTCCACGTCCCGATACCAGATGGTGGCCTCGGGATACCTCCATAAGTAATTAGCCGCCGCCTCGCACGCGAGCAGCGTCTTACCGGTCGATTTGTCGCCAACCACGTTCAGTATGCGCTCGACCCAGCCTCCGCCCAGGCAGCAATCCAGGAGGCAACACCCACTACTGAACAGCTTGACGGGCTGCGGCGGATCAAAATAGGCCCCACCACCCTTTTTCGTCGTCAACTTCACCCGAGCAACCATGACACGATTCCAATACTACAAAAAAGCCTGGGTGGGTGGTAGGACTCGGTTGGATTCAACTGGGGGATGCTCACACCTAGCCAACCGTTACAGCATCTCTCGGCAAACCAACCCACCCAGGACGTTAGAAAGATCAGCGCCGACGCACGGCCTTCTTCGGTGGCACGTGGATATTATCTTCGTCGTCATCATCTTCGTCATCATCGTCCGCCGGACGAGATTTGGACTTGACCGCCTTCTTCGGCTGTTCGTCCTCATCCTCATCATCATCATCATCATCGTCATCGTCCTCGTCAGAACGGGATGTCGTCTTCGGAGGACGTCGGGTAGGGCGCGGATCGTCCTCATCGTCATCGTCGTCATCGTCGTCATCGTCCTCGTCATTGGATGGCTCGGCCCTGGACCTCGACGACTTTTTGGGCGGCTCATCATCGTCATCGTCGTCATCGTCCGCCGGACGATCCTTTGCCTTTGCCGATCGCTTCGGCGGTTCGTCGTCATCGTCATCATCATCTTCGACTTGTCGAGCCTTGGATTTATTCGGCGGCTCGTCCTCCTCTTCCTCGTCGTCCGCCTCCTTAACGCCCTTGGCCACGGCCTCGATGTGATCGTAGTCGAAGAACTGCAGGACCTCGGTCAGCGGATTCTCCGTGATGAACTTGAGCCAGTCCTCGGCCAGGTCAGCGTCGTCCGCCAGCGGCGACGGCTTCCGCGCCACCTGGACCCCGACATACTTGGTCTTCAGCCCCTTCCCGGTCCTGCTGAACTCCACGTCGTAGCCCTCCTCGGGATCGTCGAGCGCCAGGTATTCGCCGGTCCGCTTGTCGATGCTGAGGTTCGCCAAGTCGCGGTCGATCGTCCAGGCCATGGACCACAGCAGCGGCCCGGCGTCCTCGTCGTCGCGGTTCACCACCCACACGAGCACCCGCTTGGTCGCGGTCAGCTGCCGGGCGTAGTCGGCGTCGCCGGCCCGCTCGGCCCGCTTCTTCTCCTCGCAGATGGGACACTTCTCCCCCTTCATCTTCTCCAGGCACAAATACGACTGGCTGTCGCTGCCGATACCGTAGTGCACGTAGACGTCCAAGCCGAAGTGTTGGGGATCGTCCCAGGTCGGCGGCAGGAACCGTAGCCGATAGTCGCCCTCTTTCGGCGTGAACGTCTGGAACTTCGACTGGAAGATGGAATCGAACAACCCGCCGCTTTGCGCAGCCCGCTTCTTCACGTCTTCCTTGGTCCGCTTTTCGTAGCGGAATCTTGTTTTTGTTTTTGCCATTCTTTCTTTCTCCCTGTGAAATGAAACGCGGAACGGATCGCGGACATGCGACCGGCATACCATGCGCGACCCACGAGCCACGATATGCCATAGAAAAACCAAGGTGTGACCGCCAGAATTAGCAGCACCCACCACCAACTTACGTCAAGAATGCTCATTGGACTCTAGCCCTCCGTTGCTTAGCAATCACCGCGCGCTTCTCCTCATAGTCCTGACGCTGGACTTCCCGAGACGCTGGACCAGATACGCTTGAAGCGACATAGTACCCAGCGATATACAACGCCGCAAGGTCCTTCAACACATAGCCACGCTGCCCGAATGCCTCCTTGACCGCTTCCGCCTCAGCAGCGACCTGCCGGGCCTTGAGATGAATGGCGACGGCCTTGCGGTATTTATCGTCCAGTTCGACCCTGGCGGCGACGGCGGCCTCGGTGGCCTTGTCCCCTGACGCCTCGATGTGCTCGCGGACGCGGAAATAGGCCGCGGCCCGCACCTCGTCCAGCCGAGTCTTGGCGGCGTCCCGCTCGGACACCGCGGCCACGTAGGCCTTCGACGTGGCCAGGAACAGCTCGGGCTGGGCCACCAGCTCGTCGTTGAGCGCGTCCTGGTCTATCTTGATCCTTTTCTCGAAGTCCATTGCGTCACCCCCTGGGAAGAATCTTAAGCAGCCGCACGATGCGCTCCACCTTCGGAAGCCCGATCCTGGCGACCGCCAGGATGTCCCGCTCCTCCAGCGGCACGCTCTCCCCACCCTCGGACAGCTTGCGTATGTTCATATTTGCGTTGTAGACCGCCTCGATCTTGACACCCAACGCCTTGGCGGTCTGCTTGGCGTCCGCCTCGGGATGCTCCTTGGCGTAGGCCAGCACGCGGTCAACGACCGTGCGCAGCGGCGGAAGTTTTGCTCTCGGCTTTGCTCTCATGGCGGGCCAGCTCCTTTCTTATCACGCGGACATTCATGCGGACGGCCTTGGCCAGCAGGAAGAACGTTCGAAGCTGTGGGAACCGAGTGATCCGCATCCCCAATTTGTAGACGGTGGACTCGGCCAGCCCAGCCCGGTGGGCCAAGCCGATCCAAGTCAATCCCTGACGATAAGCCTCGTCGAACATCTCGTCCGTGATCTTCTCCAGGAACCGTTCGTAGTGCGTCATCGTTCTCTCCAAATCAAAAACAGGCGGCGGGAAGCGAGGATGTTTGAGGTTTCAATTCACTACTATCCTTCTCCCGGACTCCCCAATAGCCCGACCGACCTTCGGGGTCGATCCGCCGCCCCGATGTATTATTATACAAACCAGCCAGGGCCTTATTCCCGGAAAATCACCCGGCCGATGGCAAGCAATAATGGAGCGAAACCCTCGCTAGGGTTGCAGTACTCCGAGAAGGCGTCCATCATTTCCAGCGCCCGCCCGGCCTGTGCATCCGTCTTGGAGCCCATTGCCACCGTGGACAGATAGGCCAGCATCACCAACCGGATCGACTCGGCGCTCTGCTCCCGCAATGGCTCCAGCAGCTTCATGGCCTTCGCCCAGTTCAGCCCGCCCTTCACCAGCGCCCGCACCAGGTCAATCGCCTCGCCCTCCTCGTCGGCCTTCTGAAGCAGCGGCAGAGCCTCCTTGACGGTCGCGCACCCGTAGCACTGGGACAGATAGGTCAACGCCTGCCTGGGCGACCCGAACGACTGCCGGGCCACCAGATTCAGCACGTCCTCGGGCGTCCCGTAGCCCTCGGCCTCCGCCACGCGGGCCAGCAGGTCGGCGATGTCGTCGGCCTTGACGGGTGGCAGGTTGAACGTGGCGCACCGGGTCACGATCGTCGGCGGTATCTTGCCCGGCTCCGTCGTGCAGAAAATCCAGTACGCATGCTCCGGCGGTTCCTCGACGGGCTTCAGCAGACTCTGCCACGCATTCTTGCTAAGCGCGTGAGCCTCGTCCACGATCATCACCTTGACCGGGGACTCCCCGAACGCTTTGTAGGCCACGCCCTCGTTGACCGCCCGCATGGCGTCAATGCCCGTGTGCGTGGCGGCGTCGATCTCCAGCAGGTTCTGCCGCTCGCACCCGACGGCCGAGGCCAGGATGCGTGCCATGGTCGTCTTACCGACGCCGGACGGCCCCACGAAGATGAAACTGTGCTTGCCTCCAGCCTTTAAGGTTGA